CGATGAAATAGCCCGTTTGAACCTCCGCGTTGTTTGCGTAGGCAAGGGTAGAGAGTAGTAAGCCGACAAGCGGCAGAGTTCGAAGTGGCTTCATAAATTACGACTGACTTGTTGAAGAGTCTGCTGCTTTTTCTTCGATGGGCGTCATCATCACGAGCAGCAGTTTTTGCTTAATATGTTTAGGGATATCGGGATTCGATAAGATGCGTCTTCGGGTGGCGTCGACCACCATATGCAGCGGCATGTTTTGTGCTGCTTGCGTTTTGGAATGAAACATCATGCTAGAGACTTCAAAAATCATGTTCTCAGCGACGAGTTTCTCCCTCTCTAGCTGACGATTTTTATTGACCAAGGCGCTGGAGAAGAACACCCCAGAAACCGCCAGAGTGAGGCACAAAGTGCAAGTCAGTGGATGGCGTTGAAATAAACGCAGCGACGGATAAAAAGGGACGTGTTGGCGCAAAGAAACAGGCCGCTTGGCCAATATCGCTTCGACGTCTCGGCGCATCAGTTCTACACACGAATAGCGGGCGGCAATCTTGGCTTGGGTGGCTTTTCTTTGAATCGACAGTAAGTCAGAGAATCGCTTTTCCTCTGGGAACAACCAAATCAGTAGTTTACCCAAGGAGTAAATATCACTGGCTGCGCCAATACTGCATCCGGCTTGCTGCTCGGGACTGGCGTACTCTTTACTAAAAGCCCGTAAGCCTTCGCTCGCACTGCTGCTCTGTTCTGACGCTTTTTGGGTCAGGTTAAAATCAATCAGCTTTACGTGGTGCAACCCGTCAATAAGGATATTCTCTGGTTTTAAATCACCGTGGACGACGCCTTGTTGATGAGCGTGTTCGATAGCACTACACAGCTGGACGAACAGACGCAACTTCTCGCGTTTGCTCAGTGAATGCGTCGCCAGATAAGCATCGAGCGACTCACCCTCAACTTGTTCCATCACAATGTAAACATCGCCATTATGAATGCCGCCATCAAGACTGATTTGGTTTTCATAGGCAGTGCCAGTATTTACCAGATCAGGAATACCATCACCTGCTCCATCTTGCTCATCATCGTCTTCAAACGCCCTATCATTCAACACAGCAATAGGCACGGTCAACGCTGTGATATTGCTACCAACTTCAGTAATAACAACGTGTGGATTAAATCCTTGTCCAGCACTATCATAGACACCAGCATCAAACTGCACAATAGCATCGTCGGTGCTAGGAGCTCCACCATCAATAAATGCTAATTCATCAACCTCAAATGTAACCAACAATTCTCGGTTTGCTGGATTCCAGTCGTAGACTTTTGCAACCTTATTGTTTTGGTTTTCAATTCTACGTACAATTCTATCACCAACACTGTATTGATAATTAGAAACACCTTCAGAATTATTCTGCAATTCATCAAGAACGATACGTTGATCGTAATTGAAGTTAATGCCTCTAGTCAGACCAGTAAATCTTTCTCTAGATTTAGATGCATATGAAATGACTTCATTGCCAAGAATCAATCTTCCAGATCCAGGGAAAGAATCCGTAGAGCTTACATAAATCGTATCTTCAGATGCAGTAGCATTCTTAAGAAGACCAGTCATCAACAACTGAGAAGAATTGTAAGACTGTCTATTAGAAGTCCTTCTCTTAAGATTAACTAGTTTTGTAAAGATAACTTGAGGTGGATTGATATATCCAATACCAGAATCAGTAACATCAATACCAACAATTCGACCTTGCTCAATTCTAGCAACTGCCTTGGCACCTAGACCGCCGCCACCAGTAATCAGAATAAATGGAGGCTCATTGTAGAATTCTCCAGAATCAACAATAGAAATACTAGTAACTTTACCCGTAGTATCAATAGATGCAGATCCAGTTGCACCTTGACCCCCACCACCTTCAAAGATTAGTGTAGGAGGAGTTGCAAAGGATCTTCCAGGATTCAGTAGAGTTAGACCAGTAATACTTTGCACAGTCGGTGTGCCTGTTGCTCCAGATCCTTGGCCACCAAGAATTTTTGCTTGTGCTGGTCCAAAATAACCATCACCGCTTTTAGTCATCTTGACATAGGCAACTTGCCCACTATCATTCAAAACAACATCGCCCGCAGCGCCAGCTGGGAATTCCGCTGGTGGAGGAGTTAGTGTATCCCCTTCAAATACAGGAGCACCATAGAATTGAGGACCAACACAATATGGGAATTGTGGGTCGCCGTTGGAGTCTTCTGTTAAGAAGTAGCAATATGTGCCATTGGGATATTCGGGAGTTACAGCAAACGTGCCATTAAATGCATCCAAAAGACCCACAGCAGGATCATAGATGTAATCGTTTACAAGATCGCCCATTTGATAACCAGTCTGGACAGTTCTAAGACCCAGACCAGAATTTATATAAGAGAAAATGTAAAGAAGACCAGGAGCATCAACTCTAGGAGCAATTCTTATCTCTCTTGTAGCAGCAGCATTAAATTGACCAATATAAGTTGAATAGTCAACTGCTGCACCATCAATGTGATAAGTAACCGCATCTTGATAGAGATAACTGGTTGTGCCGATAGCTAGACTACCAGCAGGATCTGCGTGCCAACCGTCACTGGTAGTAGAGAAGAGAATAAAATTATCATCATTTGAGAGATCATCTTGATTGAAGATGTATGTCTTACCTCTTTCAAGGGTGATAAAATCTGGAGAAGTGCCATCAAAAGCAAACTTACCACTCGCCACGGTAACTGCATATGTAACCGTGCTAGGAGTTACAACTGGAGGTCTATTACCATCAATTTCAACACCAGTCTTTAGTCTAAAGGAAGATGTCATTCTTCCCACGGTAGTGCCGCTGGTGTATCCCCAAGGTCCATAGATGGGATATCCATCGAATGTCATACCCAGGATCTTAGAGTGACCATTGGCATGGCGACCATAGTCAACACCACCAGAGGAATAAAAGTCGCTAACGTAATAATTATTTTCGTGCTCTTCGTCCTCAACTTCGTCACTGAGAATCATATATCCTTCATCACCTGTGTATCCAGACATATATCTGTGATACTTACAGTAATAATAAATGCGATCATCTTCATCAGCATTCATGATGAAGATAGGAGCAAACTCATTTTCATAGTCAACGGCATAATTGCCGCTATCTGTATCAGTATACAGAGTGCCACCATTCAGTAGACCATCTGCGGTCTTACTAAACTGCATTGGGTGTCCAAGCTGATGTATAGCAGTTGCTTGGTTAGATGGATCTGAAGAGTCCCAAATAATTTGATAATTTCTTTGGACACGAATATTTTCTGGTGCGAAATAGAAAACACCTGGAGTAAAGTCACCAAACTCTTCTGCGTCTGGTCCAAAATCAATATAGAAAATTCCACTTGGGAATAAAATAGGATCGTCACCAACAGTTAATACAAAACCATTAGTGCCGAGTAGTTTATCACCATCCGCAAATGTGCCAGATACTAGTCTGAGATAAACTCTAGTAACATCATTATTACTATCTCTAACAATCTTAGCGATAGTGCCTGCAGCGCCACCACCAATTCTCTCTACAACTCTACCCAACTCAATCTGACCTAGACTTTCATCAAGATCGGAGATGGGAAGTAATACGTTATCAAATTCTACTTTAATTCTCCAGACAAAAGTCTCTAGTAGTCCGTTTTCATAGACACCATTTGACAGAGCAAAATGATCAGCAACTTTACTTGAATGGTAATAATATGTGCCATTATCTAGAGCACCGTCATAAGCATCGAGAGACTTTAGATATGGATACTTGACAACATCCAGACCAAATCCTGCGGGAGCACCACCAGTAGTGCCCCATTCTGGAGTATGAAGCAAACTACCGTTTGCCATAATGCCAATCGCCTTATTCAACTGATCGGGGCGAGTGCCAACATATGGCACATCTTTACCACCACGATAAATGAAAGTTTGATTGAAAGTCCTGTCAGATAAGAGACTACTACCGCCTGGTTGTCTATCAATACCCCCAGGATAGTCTGCTGGTTTGGGATGGTTGTCAGATACCAGGACTAGTCTATCTGTTGTGCGAGTGCCTTGAGTTTGAAAGGCAGCAGAAGTAACAGAGTTATTATTACTTTGCCAAATTGTTTTGATGTCAAAAGAAGATACAACACTAGGAGTATCTTGTGTTGGTAAGATAGAAAGTCTTAGGGGATCATATCCAGATCCAGATGTTAAGACTCTAACGTGAATAATTCTGCCAGAATCATCATCGATAATGGGATATAACAATGCTTCTTGGACAGGTGTCCCGCACCCAGTCACAGTAAGTCGTGGAGGATCGGATGAGTCATATCCAGACCCACCATCCACAACTTCTACTGCCTTTACACCAAATATTTCGTTGAATATTGGTTTGATTACAGCCCCTGATCCAGGTACGGTTCTTGCCATTTATTAACCTACAACGTTGATGGTGCCCTGCATTAGTGCATGTAGGGTGCATTGATAATATAGAGTGCTAGGAGCATCCAGAGGAACTGTCCAATACAAGACTCCAGATCCACTACCAGATTGACCAGCGGTATATGCTTGTCCTTGCAAACCTTGTGTTGTTTGAATTCTGAAGGGGTGACCGCCACCTTGGACAGAATTATCAAAAACGTATGTGAAACCTCTATAAACATATAGAGTGGGATCAGCTACGATCCCTGCAAAACCAGGACCTGTAAATGTATAGTCGTTATTACCGTTTGCGTTTACTTCCCACCAGATAACAGGAGATCTAGTAGGCACCCAATCAGATCCATCCCAATATGTCATATCACCTTGAGTGAGACCTGAGACATCAGTATCTGTCAATGCGGCAAACGTTGTAGTTAGAGTGCCATCAAAATCAATAGTAAGAGTATCACCAGAAACACTCGTGGCAATGTTTGTGCCGCCAGCAACAATTAGTGTGTCGGTTTGAGTATTTGCTGTTGTGGTGCCAGTATCACCAGTAACTGTAGCAAATACGTTTACCGATCCAAGACCAGCAGCATCATCACCAGGCTCCCAATAACTATTAGCAGCATTCCATTTTAAGACCTGACCGTTGGTAGGAGATGATGTATAGTTAATGTCACTGAGAAGCTCTACAGAAGAATACTCGGTAGCAATTCTTGCTTGAGTATCTCCAACACCACCAGCAGTGATATTGATATTCACATAAGGATTGTCATTACCATTAACGGTAAAAAATGTGCCAGGGTAAGTTGCGGTAGCAGGAGCAACACCCAAAGAAGTATATTCGTTTGATACTGCAACAGTCGTGGGGAATGTAATTCCACCAGTAGCACCATCAAACGTTGATGTTACACCACCAACACCTAGAGTAATATCACCAGTGCCATTAGTGGAAAAGGCAATATTTCCATTATTAGTAGAAATAATATTTTGACCATTAACATCTAGTGCCGAAGTCAAAACATTATAGTCAGAAGCAACGAAATTAGATCCGTTGTATTTCAGCACCTGATTGGCAGCTGCATTAGCAACATTAACCTGCAGACTAGATCCATTTCCTAGGGCAGTGTAAATTTCATCAAAGTTGCTATTAACTTTAGTGCCGCCAGCACGGAGAGTATCTCCAGTGTTGTCATTGGCGGCACTGCCTAATCCAATAGTTTGCTTGGTCATTATCCCTAAGAATTTTTAGTTATTTATGCAGATGTGAGGACGCCTCCATTGATAACGGGAGTCTCCGTTACTAGAGGTTGTTGTGCATCATTAGTAGACGCTTGAGTGACAATTTCAGGATCAATTGCTTCTTCCCCGTAGTTTGCGAGGTTAGGAGCAACGTAATTATCATCAACGCTAGTTGCGACTGAAATATCAGGATTTTGGTATCCTGTGCCAGCAGAGGACATCGTAACACCCGCAACACCAACCAATGCCTTAATCTGTGCATCGAAACCACTGATAGAGTCAACTCTAACGTTAGGTCTAGTTGTGTAACCAGATCCAGGAGCGGTAACAGACACTGTATTTAGTGTGCCAGAAGTTAGAATTGCTGATGCGGCAGCGTCTTTACCAAAGACAGATCCAAGGTAATCAAAGGTAATTAGAGAGTTGGAAGATTCGATAACCGCGACTTCCCTGTCTTCAACCTCACCAGTGATCTCAATTAGGTCACCAGGCTCAATTGGGGGGACAACAGTCTCTGCATCAACGTCTGCCTCAGATCCCACATAGGAGAATGCAACAAAGGTCGATCCTACGCGAGGAATTTCGGAGAAGATGATTCTAGAACCAACAATCTCGAAACCAACGCCAGGTTCTTGAATAACACCATTGAGAGAAACAATGATATTATTTTCAGGTCGGATAACGGAGGATTGGACACCATCTGTGAGAGTCAGCGAGTAGAATGTGCCATCTCTTCTCAGGTTGAAGGACTGTCTCAGCGAGTCGAAGTCGAAGGAGATGTCATCCAACTGTCTCAGTTTACCAACATAGAATCCTGTGAATGCAGATCCCAACTCAGGTGCCTCGGTGAATTGAATCGTATCCGAGAATGCTGTATATGCGTTGGTTGCACCAGGAGGTTGGAGAATACCATTGATGAAGATCATGATATGACCTGCGGGATCGGGGAAGTAAGGATCGCCGTTATTTGTCGTAAGTTTGAAGGTAGTGGTAGTGCCATCAAATCCTTTAAAGAATCTTCTGACTCTCGCTTGGAGGATAACCTTCTCGACAATGACTGCTTTGTAGTCATTGCTAATAGTACCCTGCTCAGGGAATGCTGCGCGAATAGCGTCTTTCGTGTCGAAAGTGCCAACAACATCACTCAGGTAAAGTCTAGTATTCAAACCGACTGTCCTTATGTCTTGTACTAGACCAGCAGCTTGTCCTGGCGTAGTAACGACAGTAGTAACTTGAGCATATCCAACTGGGAATGCCTGACCGACACCATAGTCACCAATGATATCAGTAGACGCAATCGTGCCAAATACAGGTGTGATGTAGATATAGTTGTTATCAAGATCAATTTCAGTGATAATACCGTAGGTATTAGTATCTTGAATATTGTTAACAACTTTGTATAGTCTGTTTCCTACAGTGAAGTTATTAAGACCCTGAAGGATATTGATGCCCAATCTTACATATCCATCAGAAACAATTCTCTGACCGACCGAAACATCCAAACCACTGAATTTAGAAACTTCTAGATATTGCTCAGAGTTTTCAGCGTAAACAACTGCATTAGTTTCAAATTCTCCATTTAGAGTTTCTGTATCAACAGTTAGTTTACCACCAGTGTTTTGTAGAATTGCAGCATCGGCCTTGATAAACGAAACAGTTTCTGCAGTTTCCGTAGATGTGTATCCTCGGAATGGGACATTATCTTCAAAGTCACCCTTCAACTTGTTAAGTTGAATTCGATCTTCGATAGCAGCAATAGTTGCTGTTGTGCTATTTGTAGCACCAACAACTACATCGCCTACTTGCCATGTGCCAGCGGTAACAACAACATCGAGATAATCGAAGTTTTCATCAGAAGTAAATCCGTAGATTTCACCAGTAATACCAGGAGCACCTTGTTTCTGACAGGTCTCATTCATTACGAATGGACCATCAACAACATCACCAGTCAAACGGAATCTCTTATATTCCTTAACAAGTTGTGCCTCATTAGCAACAACAGACTGGACTTCAGCATATGCGTCACTGAGTAGACCATAGAATGCATCTGCTTGAGAAATAGCACCACTAGTAGGAGTGGGATAATCTCTCCATACTCCAGGATAGTATTGTCTCGATCCGAAAGTGCTGGCGGGGACAGTAATACCAGTTGCAGCAACAATACTATTGACATAAGTATCATTCTCAAGTTGGTTATCAAGAATGTTGATCAAATAGCGGACCATTTGCTGATATTCACCATCTTTAGAAGCTCCACCCATCTGCGAATAAAGGGTATTGGCAGTAGCGTTATTATTACTGCCCAATGTATATCCACCAAATCCAGAGAAGCGTCCAATAGGTCTTAGTTGCATTCTCAACGCCTGAGTCATGTAAAGTCTCAGTTTAAACAGAGCATACTTCTTGACATTGTATTCAATATTATCATAGAAAATTTGACCACTTGTAGTAGCACGATAAGGATCTAGAGCACCCTGGTTAATCTTTGCACCCCAGAAAAGAATCCAATTATTACTACCAGTGTCACCATGGTTAAGAGCACCATTTTTACCTCTTATCCAAGCCATGGCAGCGATGCTGCTAAATCCAAAACCAAATGTCAGTGTCGCATAAACGCGATACCAGTCATCACCAATAGGAACAACGCCAGCATCTTCAACTACACAACCACTAGGATTGTCATTAAATATGGATCCAGTTTGACCAGTTTCCAAATCAATGTCAAAGAAAACGCTGATTGGATTGGCACCAGGAGAAACCAATTCGGTTTCAAAGCGAATGAAATGCATTCCATTGGGATAATCAGCACCAAGTTGTCCTTTTGCAAAGTAAGAAACTGTATAAGTTTGAGTTTCTGCCGTAGCACCTTCATCAAAAGTAGTCGCAGTTTCATTGTCAAATTTTAGAGAATTATCATTATCAAATGTTTCATAAGAAGATAGTCCATAAAGTCTTATAATACGACCATTTCCGCTAGATTGCTGGTAAACTCGTTCTGCAAAGGGTAGTGAGTCAGGAGCACGATTAGCATTGGTTAGGATAGCTGTGTTATAAGTAGACCAAGTTTCAAATCTTTCAGGATTAGTCCACAAATTCTGACTGATGGATGCACCAGCAACCAAAGAAGAAATTGTGTTTGCTTTAGCAATAGTTTGAAGATTAGAAACCTCGTCAAGATACCTAAATTCAGACCAAGATGGATTTAGGTTAATACCAGTAGGACCGTTGTTAATAATCTGCACAGTTTGTGCATAGCCAGGATCCTGCGAGCTGGTGCCGTAATACCATTGATAAGTTGCGTTGGGGATAGGTTCGTCTGCATCAACGGGACCACCAGTGTTTCCAGGATCCTGCACATTACCAATAATCATACTTGTCAACAAGTAATCGTTAATTCCATAATATGTGTCATCAAAGATTTCCAGGACAGTAGCAGATCGCAGAACTGTGCCATTAACAGCAGTTCTTTGCTCAATAGTGGCACCAACTGGGAAATTGGGGAAAGTTGCCATATTCACGTCAAGTTGGAATGTCTTCTCATATAGAATATTGTCAGACTCAGTACCAGTGATAGACATATCACTAATAATATCATCAGTAATTTCATCAATGAAATCATCATATTGCCAGGTGCCAGTGCCCCACTGTTGCTCAATTTCCGCAGAAATTTCCTCTCGGAAATAATTTTTGTTAAACATGAGCATCTTAGATGCTGCTCTACCGTCTGCATCAGAAGGTGTTAGGGTGTCGATAATAATATCTAAAACCGTATTCCATGCTTGCTTAACATCAGCACAGTCAGTATCGTCATATCCACCACCATTAGAATCTGTGATTGTAGTATCACGATATGCAGATTCGGAAGTATATTGGAAAGCATATTGAGCACCACTAATCGTAGATCCTCTATCATAGAGAAGGTTATTGATTGCTTTTGTGCCCAAGAATTTAACACGCTCAAAAGCTTCAACAACAGGAACAATCAAATCATCATATTTTGCAAGACCAAGTTGAGCGGTTAAGTAATCACCAATCAATCTAATAGAGTTGCTATTACCACCAGTGAGAAGATCTGTGATGATAGAATCAATAGCAACTTCGAGATCTGCTTTCAGTCCATCTCTACCACTAATGCCACCAGGATAAGTAAATGCAGAATATACAGCGCCGCCCTGATTAGGAGTGTATTGATATGTGTCGTCAATGTAACCCAATGCGTCATCAGCAATAGCTTCTTTGTTGAAGAAGAGCAAATCGCCAGCATCTCTAAAACGATCGCCTGTAGGAGCAAGCATGTCATTTGCCAACTCAACGAGAGTATCAATTGCACTCTGGACATTTGCACAGTTACCAGGATCATTCGTAATCCCCCAGTCACCAATAATAACATTATCAGTATTGTCTTCGGTTAGATCTCCAGTAATTGCCTGCTTTGTATAGAAAGCCAAACGCTCGTGAGCATAGAGAGACTGCAACATCTGAAGTCTGATGTGTAGAATCTCATCATTAGCACCAAGATAATTCTCAATTGCACCAATAGTCTTCTCATTACCACCATTTTCAATGTCATTGGCAATAGCATCCAAGATCAAACCAAGGTCAGTCTTACAACGCAGTGTGCCAGGAGGTGTATCAAGACCAGTGTATCCAACGTTTCTTGGCATATCAGTTGCCAAAGAAGGATAACGGACGAGCATATCATATGCTGCTTTATCTACAATTGCACCTCTATTGAGACGAATTAGATTTGCAGCATCCTTAAATCTGTTGAGAGAGTCGGTGCCAATTTGGTTAGTATAGACAATATCATTTACAGCATCATGATATGAAGATGTAAAGTCAATCTGAGTGAAAGAATCTGCAACTGCGCCAAGATATTCGTATGCAGGCTCAACTTTAGTGATCGTGCCCAACCAGTCACCAGTGTTACTGGTAGCACCAGTGGGTGTTTCTGCCTCAGTCAGAGTATCGGTAAGGATATCAATCAGGTTATCGATTGTATTTCTTACATCTGCACAATCTGCAGTGGAGTAATCCAAGACGGAAACTGCACCGCTGGTAGCACTTACAAATGTATGGACATATTGCTGCTCAGCAGGAGAAGCACCAACATTAACTGTAATACTAGTTGCTGTAACTGCTGTGATGGGCAATACTGCTTCATGAGCAGGATCTGTTACGCGAGGATATGCAACCTGAAGATTATTGCCATCATCGGTGCAAGTAAAGAGAAGAGATCCAGTTGCCAGGGTGACTCTATCAGCAGTAGTCAAAGAATGACTACCGATATCCATTACCAAATCACCTGTAGCAGGATCGTATGTAGTGGGAGCAGTTGGTTGATACGTCGTGAGGACGGCAGTAGAAGAATCTGTGAGAGATGCGTCAGTGACTTGAGTGAGTCCGTGAGATCCAGTTACAGTAACCAAGACATTATTGATGACTTGCTTAGCAAGAACTGCAAGTCTGTCATATGCCCAGATGGTTTCTGTAATCTCAGTATCAACGTGGTTGAGAGTTACTGGGTTGTTGTTTCTGTTGACATACAGAGCAGCAGCATCCCACATGTGGTTGTTAGATCCATTTCTAAGGTCTTCAATCAATTGCTCAACAATATCCTCAACGTCATCAGTGCAGTTGACGTTACCACCAGGAATAGTCAAAGAAGGATATTGTACTACTAGTTGTGCAACAACTTCTTCTGCAAGGAATCTCTTATTTGCTGCCAGCAGATTTGCTGCATCTAGGTATCTGTGAGAGTTACCAACAAAACCAGATGGAGCGCCAGTCAATCTAGAAGTTTCAAGGATTGCATCATTTGCAAACTGATCTTCATCAGTCCAGCTAGCAGTGCCAGACCAGTCTTGAGTGTGAGTCTGTGCGTCAGCACCATCAAAGTGTACTAGGAGTTTGGTGTTTGCATCTCCTTGGAAAATTCCAGTGGGAGAAGTAAATGTCGCTGTATAACGAGCAACAGTAGAGATTCTAAACTCATCAATATGACCATCAAATCCATTAGCAGCAGTGCGATCAGCACCAATTCTGATGGGTAGAGGAGAAGCATAAGTGCCACCATCTGAGAAATCACCACCAGACTGAAGACCATCAACAAACAACTTAGTTGTAGATCCAGATCTAGAAACAGCAACGTGATACCAAGTATTTGAAGATAGTGCAGCACCTGTGATTACATCACTGCCGTTGATGTTATATTTCAGATTTGCGCCATCAACATAAAGGTAAGGAGCAACTTGAGGATCAGAAGTCCTCATGTCAAACACTGTCTTATTACCAGTTACATTAGTCAGTCTGATCCAACACTCGATAGTGTATGCACCAGTGCCAAATCCAAACTCAGCAGAAGTTGAGACTGTAGCAACATAGTCGGTAGTAGCAGAATCTAGAAGCAGAGATGCTGTGCCAAATTTCTTTTGAGCGGTATCTAGTTGAGCACTATTTTGGAAACCAAATTTATGATAGTCTTGACCAGATGCAAGACAACGACCCATCTTACCTAGGAAGACAATTCTTCTTGCTTGACTATATGCAACAACCTCTGCTTTAGAATTTTTAGATCTAACAATTTGACCAGGAGAGAAGAAACCTCCGCCATTTGTAGACTGGTTCTTATATGCTAGTTTTCTAACTACAGAAGGATCGTCCGCAGTAAACTCACCTACAGAATTACCATATTCGATGGTAAAGTTTCTGATAAACTCATCGAGTGTAAATGCACCACTTTGATTTTGTGTAGTAATAACATAGTAGTTGACCAATTCGTTGGTTGGGAATTGGAAGTCAAATGTAGTAGTATTGTCGGTGTAGTCAACGATAGAAATCTGAGAAGAAGCAATATCATCAACAATAACATTGGGATATGTCGTAGAAATCAATCTGTTGAATAGCAGACCAAAGAAAGACGACCCTTCAGAGATTGTTACTGAGGGAATTGCTTCATTGGTTGTGGGATCTGTATATACAGCGGTTGAAGTAACTCTTGCAACAACACCCGATCCAGAAGCAATAATAACATCATTCAGTTGAATATCATACAAACCAGGAGTGGATTGATATGTGCCAGTAGTCTTGCTAAGAATTAGTCTATTGGTGATATTGATTTCAGTGCCATAGATTGGAGAATCTTCCAACTGTTGGGTAGAAGTTGTACCATCTTGACCTCTCAATGCAGTCAATGTTGTAGACTGAGCACCATCCACAATGTTTGTTACTTGGAAAATTTCAGATCCAAACTGATACTTTTTACCAGTCTCAAAGGTGCCTGCAGCAACAGGTGCCTCTGTGCCGTCCGCCTGAATAACTTCAAATTGAGTAGTAGAAAGACCAATAGTATATCTCAATTGAGCACGGGCAATTTCTTGACCCTTCTCTAGGTTAATTTCTTCAACTTTAGCAGTATTGTTATCAAAGTTTCTTACAGTTTCTCCGAAGATAAACAGACCAGAATTGTCAATGGGAGTATCAACTCTAGTAGAAATAGTATCTACATTACCAGTAAATCCACCATAATTTTCAAGTTGATTTCCATCAACAGTAACAGAATCACCAACAACGAATGGGATTAGTGGTGTGGTCACATATGCATAGACAGTTGCGCCAATTACGTTTGTAATTACTGCCGTTGCTCCAGATGCAGCTACAATTTCTTCTCCAATCTGACTTGATCCATAACCACCAGTGATATTATTGAATGTGAATGCCTTAATTTCTCTTACGTTACCAGCAAATCCAGTAGCACCAACTGTTGTCAATTCACCAGCAATGAAATTGGTGGTTGTAGTTTTATATCCAAAGACGGAATTTCCAACAACAGAAGTGACAGTGAGTCTTGCTGTAGAAGATCCACCAACAATTTCCATACCAGGATTGGGGAAAATGCCAGATTCATTATCAAATTCTAGTTGGACAGTATCAATAGTATCGACTGTTACGACAACGTATCTTACGCTCGCATCAGGTTGAGGAGGTTGAGAGAAGACAATAGAGTCACCTTGAATTTCAAACGCTGTTGCTGGAGTTTGAGTGATGCCGTTGAGAATAATCATCAACTGGTTGGCATTAGCAACAACCGTTTCTCCATTAACCGTTAGTGGGAATGCTGTCCTAACACCATCAAAGAGGTTAGAAATATCATCAATTCTTTGGACAACAGAAGTCAAGATATTCTCAGAAGAAGTCAGTCGCTTCTGTCTGAATAGAACTTCAGTATTATTGAATTCCTGATAAACAGGCTCAACTAGAGTAAAGTTTTGAATATTGGGGACAGTCGCTTGCTGTGCCAACTCAACAGACTTTGTAAGTTGGAATGCAGTTTCTTTATTAGGAATGAATGCATATTCATTCAGATTCAACTCACCAAATACCTTAAAGGATGCTGGGTGGACATTCTTGAGTAGAATATTTTTCCAATCACTGATAGAAACAGAAGACTTAACAGCATACGAGAAGTCTTGATAATAGTAAGAGTCTTGGACTTTCTGAATAATTTCAGAAGGTTTGCCAACGTCATCAATAAACTGACCTGTAGTTTGAGTGATTGATCCAATTTCCAGGACACCAGTAGCAATCTTCAGGTCGCTGATAATACCAGAAGACTTAGAAATTACGCCAGTAATTCTTTCACCAGAAATAAATTCTCCAGTGTAATCTACAATCTTGAGAAGTCTAGGACCAATTTGCCAACCCTCATTAGTAGAAACAAAACCAGTTGCGGTTGCATTTTCAATAGATGGACCTTGATATACTTGCTCGCCTTCTAGGAAGATAGAGGTAGTAACGTTTGCTTCTGCAGTTGCACCAAAAGACTCGGTTAGGACTTGCTGTCTACCGACACCAGCGTTGGCAAAAGAAATTGCGTCACCTAGCTCAGCATTTGCTTCAGTAATAGCAAGTTTCAATTGATCGTCGTCAAGAGACTGTGCTGTGCCAGCAATTGCATAATATGTGGTAGTGCTATTCAATCTACCAAGAGCACCTGCTGCCAAGGGGAAGTCTGCGCCATCTCCAGTATCAACTACATTCAGAGTAACTGGAGCACCGTTTTGAATACCATGTGGGAATGCAAATTGCAGAAGACCCAAGTCAAGGTTAACAACATAGTTAAAGGAAGATCTTAGACTTACGTCAGGAGTAGAAGAATATCCAGATCCAGGATCTTTAACAATAATTTGATCCAAACGACCATTTTTAATAGTTGCCTCTGCAATCGCACCAGAACCGCCACCACCAGTAATCAAAACAGCGGGTGCCTGAGAGTATCCAGATCCAGGATCGGTTACGGTAATGCTAGACAGGATGCTAGTAGACGTTAGTTGTGCGTTGATGGGGAAAGTAATCTCTGGACGCAACGTATAGTCATGTGGATAATCATAACCAAAGTTGTTATTCTTGAGTTTCTTAATCTTACCAACGTTAGTGCCCTTGGTGAAGATTGCTGCACCTGTGCCAAAAGGAGGAATAACAACTTGCAGATCTGCACCAGATCCAGTCAAACCAGCGCCAAGAATTCCATCGATAGATTCAACGTCGATAGATGCTGTAGTGTATCCTTTACCAGGAGAAGTAACTGTAGCAGATACAATCTGACCAGGAATTGTTTGTCCCTCAGAATCAGTAGTATTTTCAACAACTAGAGATACAAAACCACCCTCGCCGTCGCCAGCAATAGGGACACTATCATATCTACCAACAGCATATTCAGTGCCAGGCTCGTTGATTTGAATTCTCTCAATCTTTCTGTTGGATTGAATAGAGGAAACAATAGGCAGTCTGGTGTAGAATCCACCAGTGTTAACGATGCGAATATCTGCAATAGATCCAACTGCCTTTGTAGAACTCGTCGAATAAGAAGCAGTAGAAACTGTTGCTGCACCCTCAGGCTCATTAAGTAGAGGGAATCTCATGGTGTCATCACCAGTTGTGATAGTGCCGCCAGAGGTGTTGGTGATTGCAAACTCACCCTTATATGGTGATGTTACAACATCTAGATAAGATCCAGGAATAACAGGAGAGTCATCACCAGTTCTACCAGGATCGAAATAGTAAGAGATATTGGTAACTAGAGCATTATCAACCTTGAAGGTAACTGTAGGATTAGCTTGACCACCACCAGTTACACCAGGAGATCCTTGTCTAGAAATTAGGTTGAAGGAATACTCCAGTTTATAGAGACTATCTCTAGCAAACGAAAGGTTTGCACCAACCATAGAAGAGTGACTGAGGTCAAACACATATTGGTGACCATAGTACATCTTCAGAGTTGGAGATTTGACAAAAATGCTTACATTGCCAGGTGTTGTAGAAGGATTAGTTACTGCCGCTTGAGGCAACTTGTAAGTAAATTCCTTAATACTGATGATATCTTCAACTGAGAATGCGCCATCATACTCATCATAAACAACACTATTAACTTCTTGAGATGGATTGCCATCAACAAAAATATTTTCACCTTTTGTGAGATAGTGACTGGAAGATGTAATTACATATACAGTATCGCTTGGATCAACTGCAGTAACCTGAAGCACTTTGTCAAGATTGGTGATTAGAGTAATCTTAGTTACACCAGTTAGATTAGTAATGTTAATGGTTGTGTAACCAGCGTTGTAACTTACATCACTAGCAGAAAGACTTACAACAGATCCAACAACAAAATTAGTTACACCAGATACTTCTTCAATTTTTACAGAATATTGATCTTCTTGGAAAGGTTTGAATCTAGCATATTCATCTAGATTGTTAGTGCCACCAATATCACTAGGAGCATCAAAATCTGCAAGGTCAATATCAAATGTACCAGGAGTGGTGTTATTAACCTCCACAAACTGGTATTGCTTCATTTCATTTACATCATCAGGAATAGGACCTCTAATTCCGTACGTACTTTGCTCATCAAACCTGACAGTGTTGAGTCTACCTGTATTCAGGTCATTTGTCCAGTCATTATTGTTTACTGCTAGATATACTTTTCTGTTTGTATAATCAACAGAAGTTATATATCCACTATTGATGAAGCTACCAGCCTCAGTATTCAATACAAGTTTTGCACCAACGGTAAACACGAAGGGTTGATTGATTGTTAGAGCAAGGATATTATCAATCTTTGCAGTATTTGTAACCTTGAAGAAATATCTGTCTTTGACAACTGCAGTTGCTTTAACTTTTCTTGATCCAGGAGAAGGAACGGTCGCAGTGCGTCCAGACCAGATATCTTGAGCATATGTCAATTCTGTAGATCCGCCTTGCGTGCCACTACCAGATACAGTATAAGTTGTTGTAGCATCGTCATAATCCAGTGATTGGAAACCAGCGTCTGCCAAGGAATATCCAACATTAGTGACTGTCAGACCAGCACCAGATACAGGTGTAACTGCAGTTCTAACTAGATCGATTGCAGTATTTGCAAATAGGTCTGCATCACTTGCATTCAAATCGCCAAGTCTTGATGCGTCTTGATTTTTGTCGATCTTGAATCCAATACCCTGATAATCTGCGTAGTTATAGGTATTCGTGAAGTCAGCAAACCAAGCATCATCATTCCAGTTGTATGCGAATGCAAAATCGCCATTGGATGGAATGGTAACAATGTCAGAAGGCACAGTAGGGGTAACTGCTCTGTTTCTTAGTCTGACGTTATCAAGTCTGAATTGACCCTGACGAGCAGATGCAAAATCAGTTGCACCAGCACCCCAACCAACTTGGTTGCCAAAGAATAGATCTTTGTTTGCAAAACTTGTGTTAGACTGGGTGCCCTGTAGAATTTGGACACCATTGACATAAGCGGTATAAGTATTACCACTCTTCTGCAGAGTGTATTTTGCCCAGGTGTTACTTGCAAACATTGTGGTTTGCGTGGACTCTAGCGCAGTTGCTGCATTGATCAGAGTTGAGTTATCGGCAACTACCAATTGCAGTTTGCCAGTACCCATGTCATATCCCATCCAGATGCCGCCTGTAGCGGTCTGAGCACCACCAACACCTACTAGTGTCTGATAACCCTGAGAGAGGGTCTGGGACTCCGTAGAGTCAACGTAAATGAAGAATTCAAGAGTCCAGTTGCCATCAAGCAATGTGCCCAGTTGAGCACTAGGAATTTGTAGATATGCATTCTCCCAAGTGCTGTTAAGACCTGCAGGTTGATAACCAAAGATCTTAGCAACATTATCTTCGACCTTGAATGCGTCACTTGCACCAACACTTGTAGGAACGTAGTGACCAGTTTGATCGCTAATATCAGTGATAAACTGAAGGACTAACTCATTTCTATTCCACTTACTTTGACCAAAGATGTGGACATCACCAGAAGAGTCAACAGCAAGAGATTTACCAACAATACCTTCGATTCTGTTGCTAGTAGTTGTTGCCAATTCAGAAATAAACTCATTTCTGTTATGTTTTAGGATTGTGCCGTCATACTTAATCTTGAGGATATGTACGTCAGTTTTAGAGTCACTGGTGCTAGTTTGTGTATATCCAACGTTTAGATTACCAAAGATATCGATTTCCGAAGTATCGATGATGTCAATATTGCCACCAGCAGGAGCAACATAGGAATAATTCCAAATTTCAGTGCCAGAGTCGTTGAATTTACCAACCCAGAATCTAGTCTTAACTGCAGGAGTTGCTTTTACCGATAGACCAGATGTGACATAGAATTCGTCAAATTCATCGACCGAAATGCTGGGACTTACAAAAGAATAAACGGTATTGCTAATTTCTTTGATCCAAGCAACCGTAATTGCTTGAGTTGAAATACTAACTCTACCAATAGCGACGTTTACATCCGTAGCAGAAGTTGTTGCTGCAGTTTCCATGCAGAAGAATACATCATCGCCATTTACAACAACGTCAGTGATTTTTTCCGACTTATTGGGAGATGTCAGTTTTCTCTTAACTGTAAATCCACCAGTAGTGTCGAGTACTGCCAAGAATGCATCATATGGATATGCGGAGTTGGTGTTTGTGTAACCACCAATAACAAATCTAGTATCTGATACTTTTTCCAGAGAAGTTACATGATCTGCTCTTGTAGATCCAGAAATACCTGCATATGCTTTCTGGAATGCAAGAGTTGCACCAAGTCCATTAGAATTCTCCACATATTTCGTTAGGAAGATATCTGGATTGTATGCATCGAGAATTGTTGTATTTGGACGAGAATCGCCAACTGCCCAGATGTCATCTCCATCAACAAGTAGTTTCTTGAATGAAAGATTCTTAGTTGTGCCAGGTGCATTGGGTTTTAGAGTGGTTTCCCAAACTTTAACGCCAGTAGAGTTAAGTTTAGAGATATAACCAATAGTATCTCCACTGCTATCTACAGTTTCACCGCAAATATAGACTTCTTTCAGTTCATTAACGAAAACATCGTTAATAGACGTTTGTTGATCAACATTCAACCCATGACCAATAGTCGAAACGTAATAATCTGCTTTTTTGAAGACCTGTGGGTGTGAAAGAATGACACGAGGATTTTGGGTGTATCCAGATCCAAAATTCAAGACATTGAATTCGGTAATAGCACCAACTTGATTTACAACTGCTTCAATTTCGCCGCCAGTACCGTCACCATCAATAATAACCGTTGGGGGAATGTCTGAGTTGTATCCTGCGCCATTAACATCAACAATAACTTGCTCAATACCCTTATATTGTCTTACGACATACTGCTTATTGGTATTTTCGGTTACTGGTGTGTAATCAACAAAAACTGTGTCGCCAATAACTAGATTGTGGGGACTATCTGCTTGAAGAATACCATAATTGATACCATCGACGGTTTCAAAATTGTAATCTTGTACATTTTCACCTTTGATCTTAGAAACGCGAGCAGAAGCACCCGATCCACCAGTATCAGTATTATCAAAGACCAGTCTATCGTCAACCTGATAGTTTTCACCAGAATTTTCAACTGTGAATCCAGTTACAGATGCATCTTCAAATCTAGTAATCGTTTCAACTTCAATATCAACCTTGGAGTCAAATTTAACTGCAGGGAAGTAGTCAAAGACTTGCAGAGGAGACTCCTCAAACATTTGCTCAGGATCATCAATCTCTGCCTGATCAATAACACCGTCTCTATTCTCGTCTTCGGCGTCAAATAGTAGGATATCGCCAGATTCTGTAGTTAGAGCGTTTGTAGAGGCGTTTGGAGTCCTCTCAACGTCAATATCGACGTTTTCATATGGATCTCTGTAACGGACAACACCAGTTGGGATGTTTTGCTGTACAGCAGAGTCTCTAAGATTCCAAATGTCAACAATAGAGTTATAGGAAGGACCCATAACATATGGGAAAACAGGATTGCCATCTTCTGTAGCATCAATAGTGACAAAGTAGCAATATCTGCCATCAGGGAAGTCTGGTGTCTTACAGAATCTACCATTGTATTGATCTAGATCACCAGATCCGAAAACATATTGATAGTCGTCAATATATGTGCCTGCAACGTCTGTTGTTAGAGCGGGTCCATCAACTCTAGCAGGTGTGATGTTGGTTACTTCATCATAAACCAAGTTTGTCTTCAAAGAGTATGAAGATCTAATTCTAGAGATTTCGGAACTTTGATCGGTAGGATCAATGTAACCATAAGGACCATAAATGGGGTTACCGTCATATGCCCAACCGAGAATAGGAGAGTGCTCAAGAGATGTTGCCTGCTCCTTAATGTTTCCAGTGCTGTTAACAAACAGGTTATCACCCAAGAGATATCTGAGTCTCTGGGGGTTTGAAACGTGAGCATACTCACCGCCATATTGAATATTGTATCCTTCAAAGAGTGTGCCCTGAGCAGTATCAAAATTCTCAGATTCTTGTAGGTTATAAGTCCACTGGAAGACGTTAGCAGTAAATTGAGCGTCTTGACCGATAGAATTCAACCCAATGACTGTAGTGCCTTGAGCATATCCAATACCTTTGTTGATAATTTCAATACCAGTAACTCTACCAGCATTTTCGCCGTCAGTATCAATCGTTGCTCTAGCAACTGCACCAAAACCATCACCTTGAATAGTTACTTCTGGTGCTGTGGTGTATCCACTACCAGCGGCAATAATTGCAATAGAAATAATTCTACCATTATTGACAATTGCTTGTGCAACAGCACCCTGACCAGAACTTAGAGATACTGTAGGTACAGAAGTATATGAAGCACCACCATTAGTAATCGCAACTTCTTTAATTCCACCCCTAACAGATGCTGTGCCAGATGCGCCTTGACCACCGCCACCAACAATGGTTACCAGGGGTTGTGATGTATATCCACTACCACCATTGTTGACAAGAATTCTGGAAACTACACCTTTAGTGACAATAGCAGTTGCAGCAGCACCAGACCCATTACCACCAACAATAGAAACAAGAGGAGATGATGTGTATCCAGATCCACCATTGGTCACTTCGATCTCATAAAGAGATCCGTCAACAGTGACATTTGCTGCAGCGCCTGACCCACCACCACCGCTAATTGTCAATGCAGGGGGATTTGCAGCGTCGTAGTTTTGACCCCTATCATCAATAGAAATAGAGGTTACTGCACCAAAGGTCTTTTTACTGTTAGACTTATATGCTAAGACTGATACACCATTAACCCAGGTGCCAATAGGACCAGGAATGGTATCAGTTTTCGTAGAAATCGTTTCTGTTGTAAAGGGGAAACGGTTTAGTTTTCTCTGGTTGCCAGGTAGGAATGCAGATCCCAGGAAAGGACCAATCTCATAGTTTGGAATACCCGTAGAAGCAACATAAACATGCTGTGTATTAAAGAATGAGTTTTGGACATTAGTCGTATAGGGACTAATTGCAGCATTAACAGCGTTAGACTGAGACTTACCTTTGTTGAGGTCAACCGAAATTAGAATATTGCCTTGAGGAATAACTGCTGCGGGTTGTGGCAGTTGATATTGGAATACTGTTCCAGAGTCTCTAGAAGTGACTAGGAAGGTGCCGTTATACACGATGGGGTTAGCACCATAGACAGTCACCTGATCGCCCACTAGGAGACCATGTGGACTGCTTGTAGTGACAGTAGCGGACTGATTATTGATGCCGCCAAATGTTACGGATTCTACTTCTAGAAGTTTTTTGACGTTATACAACCAAGTTGTGAGTCTTGGGTCTTCTGAGGTGCCACCTAGTTTAGAAACGCTAAGTTTATCTCCAGGTAGATAATAAGATCCAGTATCAGTTAGATTGGTTTGCTGAGCATCAACAATACCAACAACATTCATAACAACTTCTTGTGTAGTGCCTTTGTTAAGGTAAACGAAGAAGTTGGAAGAAACTACAGTAGCAGAATCCCATGTTTGTGCTACTGTATTAGAAGATCCTCTAGTGCATTCGATAAACTGGTTTAGAGACTTCTCTTTGTATTCTACAATTTCACTGCCAGCGATAACAAATTCGCCGTTTCTCTCTGGCCAACCAATTGTAGAGTCAACAGTGATAATGTCATTGTCAACTTCAAGTGGCTCAGCAAGTTTTGTTTTGTAGGGGACAACAAAAGTGCCTTCAATAGTCTCTTCAGAAAGAATCAATTCATAAATGATATCTTCAGAAGTAGCGATAGAAATAAAGTTTTCTACCAGAGCACTTGCATTTTTGATGTTGGGGTCTGCAATATCTTCAACCTGCTGAATAAGAGCATCTTGAATATTTGCTGGATTACCAGAAACCAAAGTTGCACGAAGAACTGTGTTAATTTCCCAGGTTGCGGCAGATGGTTTGATGATCTGATCCTTAGGATAAGAAACAGTTATATTCTCACCATAAAGAAGTTTGAATAGATAAGCAACACTTAGTGCAGTGCCCTTAGTGCTATAAAAATCTTTAATAGTTTTGATTGCCGTCCTAACATCGATAGATTCATAATCGAGTTGAGGAATGTCAGGAAGATATTGCTCAATGTATTTGTCAAGCAATCTCTTGACAAACAAAGCGTCTAGACACTTAACTTCTGCATCGATTGCGTGTGAAGATGCGGTAGTATTATTACTGAATACTGCGTTGCCAGTTTCTTCATATGCAGTGATACCACTAGCTGCTCTAGCACAACCTTCAAATCTGCATTTTTCGTATCCACTGCCATTGGTGAGGACTTTGAAACCAGTAATTTCATTAAGACCCACTTCAACAGAAGCTTCTGCTTGAGGAGGTGCCTGAATGATAATTTTTGGTGGATTAGTTACACTATAACCACTACCAAAGTTGGTGATATTGATATCAGTGATTTGACCATTAAAGATCGACGCTGTTGCGGTTGCTCCTGTGCCACCGATGTATACGCCAGAAGTATCCGTCCTATCATCAACGATATAAACAGATGGAATATCTTCATAACCACTACCACCACTTAGCAACTCAATATCAATAACACGTCCCGTGCCATCAACAGTTGTTTCCAGGACTTGAGCGCCAGTTGGGTTGATAACTGCAATTCTAGGAGCAGTAGTATAACCCTGACCTGCATTCAAAACAGTAATCGAGGTAATTACACCATTTGTAATATTTGCTCTAAGAGATGCTTTGATGGGGTTAGTGCCATCGGGTTCGTCAACATAAATTTCAGGTGCCGTTGTATATCCACTACCACCATTGACGATTACGGGAGCTGCAGCAAGCGCACCACCGTTTGCACCAAAATTCATGACAGCAGGACCCAACTCAGCGCCGCCAGGTTGCTTAAAGGTGACTCTAGGGGTGAATGTATATCCGCTACCAGAAGAAATCGTTTCTAGCGATGTAACAGATCCATTTGTAACTACTGCTCTAATTTCTGCAGCAACAGATCCCTCTTGAGTTGGTGCTTCAATTACAACCGTGGGAGGATTGGTTGCACTATAACCTCTACCACTTTCTAGAAGAGTGGTATTTTTAATTCCATTGATTAGAGGTTGTACGGAAGATCCTGATCCATCATCAGACTTAACCGTAACCTTAGGGGGATATGCAAATCTATATTGAGATCCACCTTCCGCAACTTCGACAGAAGTAAGTTGACCTGCCGCATTAACACGGGAAAAACCAACAGCACCTACACCAAAAGAAGGAATTGGTGCTTCAATAGCAAAAAGATCAAGTCTTCTGCCCGTGATGGGCACCAAATTGATAAAATTGATTAAATTTCCATCAAAAGTGAAATCAACTTTTGGTTGTAGAATTTGACCATCATAGATTGCAATAACATATTCATCTACTTCAGGATTATATGCTTGCGAATTTCTAGTAACAGCAAAACTAATTTTACCTTCACCAAATGCACCAGAAATACTGTCTAGTGAGTAAATGGGGTTTTCAATAAAACCGCTCAGATATGTGATTTGAGACTCTGCAGCATTGTCTGCAGGCACCTTAGTTCTTGGTGCCGTAGTAAAGACAATATGATCTCCATCAACGGTGAAATCAACTCCAGGAATCAAATACTCATTGTAGAGTTTTACGAGTAGATGACTTGCAGAAGGAGGAGAAACGGGAGTGTCTTGAAGTGTAAGTTGAAAGCGTCTCTCTACACCATCAAACAAATCCAGAAGATTTGCAAGGGTAGTCCACTTCTCTTTTACCTGCTGATACGAAATACCAGGAGACAGACCAATACTAGGAGACTGTACAGCCTTCTCATAGTAAATGACCTCATCACCAATTAGAATACTGCCATCATTCTCTAGGAATTCATCAACGTTTTCGACAAAAATTGAGGAATCTGAAGTCCCTGTGGATTCTACAATCTTTGTAGATCCACCAAGAATCCCAACGTCAAGTTTATCAATATCTAAGTAATTTAGAAACTCATTGATAATATTTTGACCATAACCTGTCTTTTCTTGAGACTTGTAATAGTACTCAAGAAATTTATTGAATAGTGGATTAAAGTCGTTAACAAACTGAGGCGTTTGAGAACTAATCGCTTGAGAAACCTTGTTTATAGACATTTATCAGAAACACTGTTGATTTGCCAAATTACCTGGGACAGTAATATCGGGGATATCGATCACTGCTGGGACATCATTAAAGTCGTCTGGCGTAAGACTATTTATTGGGATATTGGAAGGCAATGCCGTGCCAATAGGGGTAACTGAGATGTTTGGAACGACGATTTCAATCGTGCTATTTGGCTCAGAAACCGAGATTGTGGAGTTGTTTGAAGGAATTGCCAAAACAGGTATATTCAGATCTCCAAGGTCTGCAAGTGCTGCATCTGAAGTGTCCACTTCTGCCTCTGTGGAATCGGCATCGAAATCAGCACCAGTGATGCTAGGAAGATTGTTTCCACCAGCACCAATAATCGATACAGGACCAAAACAGATTTGACCAGTTTGATAATTTACAGTTCCTGCTTTATCATTAGTGTATACCTTTCTATTTCCACTGTTGTAGTAGATGCGTAGATTTCCGTATCCATCATCTTCAAAATATTGCACTCTTCCAGGTTCTTGGAGTGTCCTGAATTGACCAGACTTAATTACTGGAGCCTTGGGACAAGATCCATCCCCATCATCACTTCCATCTCCACTATCATAGAGTGGTTGACCGACAGTAATACAATATGTGTTTGTTTCTGGTGCGGTTGGAGCAATATATTTCAGCAAACTAATCTGAGTGCTGGAATCGGTAATGCATCTATCAGAATTGACAAGTGCTCTTTCAAAGTTACCCAGACTAAATGATTGACCAAAATTGTTGATGCTGGACGTTGCTGCCCAGTCTGCTGCCGCTGCTTGAGCGTTAGTACCAATTGCACTGACTGCTCTACCAGAGCAAGCAGGGTCATATTGCAAGAATACCTTAGGATAGATATACATCGTATCCGCATCAATAATAACAGATTCGATTGATGCCATTGAATATGATCTCAACTGCTGAGAAAGAGACTTTTTAGTAGCATCGTTGAGTTTAGATCCCGTTTTTGTCTTAATGGCAACGTATACTTTTCCGTATACTGGAGGATTTAATTCATCTCCACCAAACGCAACAACAGTTTTAGCGTTATCGTAGATTTTTTTAGTAATAACTTCGTAATCTTGAGCGGTAACTGCTCTATATTGAGCGGAATAAAATCTAGGAGCCATGTATTTCATGGATTCTAGACTCTCTGCAGAAGATCCGAAGTTTGCTTTATCCGCAACTTCAAACGCAACCTGCCCAACACCATAGACTGCACCGTTACTGTCTACGAATCTACCAACAAAAGTAAATTTACTAACGCCATTTGCACCTTCTCCAACCGTAACAAGGTAGTTGAGGTCAATAACTTCTCCGTCTCCAAGCTCTCTTCCGATCACTCCATCACCGAATAAGACCTCAAATCGCATATCCTCACCTTCACTGAGGAAATAAACGCGGTCTGTAGATGTAACAGTAGTCACATTGTCTACAAGATTGTAAACATCCGACGTAGTTGAGGAAGCATTCGCTCTAACTTTTACGGAAAGAGTCGAAGTATCCGCATTTGGAGACGGAATGGCGTAAGTTTGTTTGATAAACTTGTTAACTGTATATGAGAAGTTGACAATACTACCCTCATAAATTTTCACGCACCTAAATGTTGCCTGACCTGTAGTTTGATCTACAACAGATGTGATAGGTTCGAGGATATTCCAAACGTAATTACCACCAGTGCAGATGG